ATCGGTTAATCGATTATCTATAGCTATTTTCTCAACTGCTTGATCATATTCATCGTCAACCATTTTTTTCTTCTTATTATAAGCCTCTTCTTCAATTTTTAAAGCCTTATCAATAAGTTCAATTCGTTCTTTTTCTGAGAGTGTCCTATTCTTTGACTGCAAAAGTAATTCATCTATCTGTCGTTTTGTTTTAGCCTCTGATTCAACTAGTATGTTTTGCTGATCTTCCAATTCTTGCTGTGCTTTTTTTAGTTCTTGTGCCCGTTTAGCTGCATCAGCCATTGAACCGCCTAACCCTTTGAACGATTCTGTTAGTGATTTAGACCCGCTAAGAAATCCAAGAAAAGCATCTTTAACAACGTTAATCACTGCGCTAACAGCGGCTATCTTTTGTTCGAACCAATCTAGTAAAGGTTGGAATTTTTTAAATACGTTAACAATTGCAGTAACCACAACTACTATTGCAGCAATAACAGCACCTATCGGCGTAGCAATAAACGCCCATGCGGCTTTAGCCATCCCTAAAAATCCTTTTATCGTACCGCCTAAACCAGAACCCAAATCACTCAATGAATCAGCATAGTTACCAACATTCATTTTATTCTGAACCAAAGAATCAGAATTTTCTTTAATAAATTTGGTATTCTTATTTATGGTTGAATTAATTTCTTGATTCCTTTTTAACCCTTCTTTTGTTTCTAGATTTAATCCTTGTTGTTCTTTCCTTAATTTAGCATTCTCAGCGCTTAGCTTTGTCAAAGTTCCGCTATTTACATTATTCGCTGAACTTAACTTTGTGGTTAAGTTTTCCATTGATTTTAGTTCAGCAGCAGAAGCCCGGTAAGCCGCTTGCGCTTTGATATGTTCAGCAGTATTTTCTTTTTCAGTTCCACGATACGAATCAGCCTCTTTTTTAAGATCAGCGGTTTTCTTTCTAAGCTCCTCGGTATCTTTTAGAGCCTGATCCATCTTTACATTTGCTTCGTATAAAGTAATCTTTCCAGCCATTATTTATAATTAGTCTTAATAAAAATAGTTTCCAAATCCATCAGTAAACTTATTGTTAAACCCATCCACCCAGTAATCAAAATCAAAAGTAGGCGTGGGTGTTTTATCGCTTATCTTAATTAGTTCAATAGTTGTTGGTTCTTTTGATTTATCTGGGTTAAATCCAGATATTTTATTAATAAAATACGATCCGTTGAGCTGCCTTACGTAGTATTGCCTAAAAAATCTAAGATTGTAAATATCGTTTAGTGTAAGCCATTTCTTTATTTCATAAACCTTTGGGTATTCTATCATGTCTTCCAATAAAGTATATTCTCCAGCTAATGAATAATGAGCAGGAATAGGTAATAGTTCTGTTGCTGATGCTGTTTCTCCGGCTGGATGATATACATCATCATAATACTGAACACTAATTGTTATCGACAATGAAGTTTCTGATGTTACAAAGAATTGAAAGGTCTTGAAAGATTCTTGAATAGATAAATCTGGCGCAATACCTCCCGATATTTCCTTAAAATTAGCTATGTACTCATCGATAGAAAAAAGGTCACCAGTCACATCAGCATTTTTATTTAGCGAAACAATATCCTTACTTCCAACAAGTTCGGATGCTTCAGGATATAATCCTTTTACCTTTATTATATTATGCTGATTATAACCCTCTACCATTGATTTAAACGAAACAATTGATTGTATTCTATCGGAAAAATCTACAACAGGTGCTTTTGTTTTAATGTCATCAAATCGAGTCATTAGTATTGCAGTCGTTCCGTCTGACATTGTATAATCATCAAGCATTATGCAAAATTTTTGCATAAAAGCAATTACAAAATCGTAAAGAGTTTTATCCTCTTTATCTACAACATCATTTAATGGATAGTAATTGTAAGAAGCAACCGCTGGTGGAGTGTCATATAATTTATAAACCAATTGATAACCAGAATAGGCGTTAGTTAACCCGTTTTCGTGCAGCATAATAACAAATAATTTTCTAGCTGGCGTATATACAGTAGGGGCTATTGTATCTTCCCATATATTACCATCTATCCCTGTTTCCTGAGTTAAAAAGTTTACTCCATATTTATATTCAAGAAATTCAAATATTGATTTTGCGTAAATGCAGAAATGACCTCCTAACTTAGTTTCTGTGTTAAGATATGCTGAAATTATTAACAATCTAAAGCGGCAATCAGAGCTTGAGAAAGAAATATCACTAACAGAGAAAAAAAAGGATTTATCAAAAGAAGAGCTTGAAGCTCAAAAGAAAAGGTACTCAGAGTTAACCACATTACAGGATGATTACATACTACTAGGGATTAGGCTAGAAAAACAAAAAACGGATGAGCTGAAAAAGCAACAGGAAGAAAGGGATAAAATTCTTAAAAAGAATGAAGAGGAGCGAAAGAAAAAGGACGAAGAGGAACAAAAAAGAAAAGAGGAACAGGATAAAAAAATAGCCGAAGAGCATCAAAAGTTTTTAGATGCCGAGGCATCGGCTGAAAAAACAATTGAGGAGGTAAAAGAGGCGCAGCGAAGGGAGGCAAGGGACAAAGAGCGAGATGCAAGAAAAAAAGAGCGTGATCGAAAAATTGAAGAGGATGCAATAAATGCTCAAAATGAATATGATTTAGCGCAGCTTCGCGGGCAGATGCTATTTGATTTAGATCGGGAAAACTTAGCATTAAAACAAGAACAAGAAATTGCAGCAGCTGAAAAAGTTGGTGCAGATGTAAACCTGATTAACGAAAAATACGCTTTACTAAACAAGAAAATTACCCAAGAAGAGATCAAATTTAAACTTGGTTTAGCCTCTCAGTTTGCTGGAAATTTGGCAACAATTTTTGGGAAAAATACAAAGGTAGGGAAACTAGCGGCTTCTGCTCAAACAGCAATTGATACATACGCTGGGGCTATATCCGCTTATAAATCATTGGCAGGTATTCCGTATGTAGGCCCCGTTCTTGGTGCAACCGCAGCCGCAGCCGTTGGTGTTGCTGGAGCAAAGGCAATTAAAGATATTTGGGCGGTTAAATCTGGTTTGCCCGGTGATTCTGGAGGAGGTTCATCTACTCCAACAACTGGAGGCGCAAGCGTAAACCCCTCAATTGGTAATGGGATTGTTTCGAGAAGCGTAGAGCAAACTGGAAATCAGGTAAATATTACCACTCAACCAACTTTAGTGGTGGATGATGTTACCGAGGCGCAACAGCGAAAGGATAGAATAAATAAAACGCAAGCAATATAGTTTTAATCTTTATTTTGATTTAGTCTAAATTAATTATAACTTTGTCAAAAATATTATGGAAATAAATAGCACATACACCCTGCCCATAATAGGAGAAATCGGTAAGGATTTTAAGTACACCGATTTACTGATGCACCTAAATGCAGCAAAAAATTCATCAACTATTCATGGAGTAATAGGCTCTCCCGGCGGAGACATTGAAGAGGGGCTAAAGATAAGGGATGGTTTAATGAATAGCGGGAAGGTCATTAAAATGAGTAACTCAGGGGATGTCGCTAGCATCGCAGTATCAATTTTTTTAGCTGCTCCAAAAGCGTTAAGAAAATTTGATCCATCGAAGGGAGTTTTTTTAATTCATCTACCCCTTGTTCAACCAGAAGACTTGACAGAACCAGCGTATACGGCTGATGATTTAGACTTTATTTCTAAATCGCTAAAAAGTTACGGAATGGAATTGGCGAAGCAATACGTAAAAGATACTGGTTCTGATCTTGAAATTTTAAAAGCTTTTATGGCTGAGAACAAGCCATTAACTCCAGAACAAATATCTGGTTTAGGATTTGCAACAATAGAACAACCCGCATTTAAAGCGGTTGCATTAATAACAACTAAAAAAGAAGAAATGGAAAACAAAGAAGTGATTGAAAAATTAAAAAACCACGAAACACTTCTTGACAAGATTCACAAAAAACTGTTTGCAAAGAATCTAATGCTTCAGGATGTGAATGGCGTCGAGATTGATTTCGGTGATGCCGTTCAAACACCTGAACAGATAGTTGTTGGTGTTGAGGCAAAAGTGGATAGCAAGCCAGCGGAAGGAGATATTACTATGCCCGATGGCAGCGTGCTAACGTTTAAGGCCGGTAAACTTGAAACGATTACCCCTCCATCTCAACCAGTAGATGCTGAAGCATTGAAAGCAGAGAATGAGGATTTAAAGAAAAAGCTTGCTGATTCAGAGGCTGCTAAAAATCTTTTGGATGAAAAGGTAAAAGGTTTTGAAAAGGATTTAAACATCGCAAGAGAAGAGTTTAAAGCTTTTAAAAATCAATATTCAAAAGAAAAACCTTTACAGAATACTCCTCCATCTGGTAAAGATGAACTGCTTGCTGCAAAAGAGGCAAGGCGCAAACAACTAGGTTTATAAACTTAAAAATTTGAAATAATGGCAGACATTTTTGATCAATTCACAAATTTAACCTTGAATAATGAGGAGGCTCGTAGCGATGCTGACCTTATCAAGGTTAATCCATATATGACCCCAGAAGTACAGGCTATTCACGGTGTACAAACTGGAGTTATGATGGATAAATACATTCCTATTCTCGGACAGATTGAGGACATTGGCTTAGTTGATCCCGGAACTTGTGGGGTAAATACTTACACCGATGCAATTCCAGTATCTCAAAAAACATGGACTCCTAAGATTATCAGCCACAGAATACCAATCTGTAAGGATGATATTAGCGTAAAGTTCAAAGCATGGATGGAAGCGCAAATAGCCTCTAAGCGTTGGGAAGAAATTAACAACGATCTAAAGCAGTATGTACTTGATAAAACTCAAGAGGCAGTTACTCGTGGGATAATCCGTATTGCTGAGTTTGGAGATACTGCGGCTGCTCTGGCAAGTGCTGGTGGTCATTTTACTGCTGGTTCAACCGTTGCTCTTTTCACAATGCTAGATGGTATGTGGAAGCAAATCTTTACCGATGCTGCACTAGGTGCAAGCGCAAAGATAAAGAGATATACTATTGCTGAGAATACAGAAGCAACCAAGGCGGCTCAATTAGCACTTGCATCCGATAGGGCTATTGATGCTTTTGAATATATGATTACAAACATTGCTCCTGAGGCAAAAGGAGGTAATTTAGTAATTCAATGTACCCAATCAATTTGGGATAATTACCGTCAATCGGTTATTGCAAAGGGTGGTGCATTTAACACTTCGCTTTTAACAAAGGGAATGACTGAGAAAGAGTACGGAGGTTATCCTATCATTGTTCGTAGTGACTGGGATCGTATTATTAACAAATATTATGATGACGGTACAGCTCTTTGGTTACCTCACCGTGCAATTCTAACTGACATCAACAATATTCCAGTTGGTACTTCTGATTCTGAATCATTCAGCAATTTGGATGCTTTCTATGATAAAGTAACCAAGAAATTTTACATTGATGTTGCTTGGCGCGAGGATTGCAAAATCTTGCAGGAAGAAAACATGGCAGTTGCTTACTAAAAAACTAAAAGAAAATGAAAAAATATCTATTACTATTCATACTTTCTGTAGTTACAATTATTGCAACTGCACAGGAGCGAACCATTACACTTAACAATGGTAATGCTTTAGACTTAACCACTACTCGCTGGATTGCCTATAACTGGTCAAGCACTTTGGATAATCTAGTACCAACAACCAGAGATACTATTGATTTGGTTGTACTGGTAAAAAATCAAAGTAATGCACCGCTTAACTTTTATGCTTCGCTAACATTTGCACCTGTAACTACCGCTGATACAACTATAGCGATTACTGTACAGGAAAAAATGTTTGAAAGCGGAACATATGCGGATTTGATTGCATCAGCATTGACCAGCGCAGTAACTACAACAACAATTGTTAATAAAACTACACTAGGAGTTACGGTTCAGCAAACTAACACAACCGCATCGGCTGTTGATCTATTGAGGCAAACAATTATAGCCAATAATGATACCTTAACAGTTGCAGCAAGAACTCAAACAGTACAAGCAAACCCATTGCTTTACTATCGTTACCTAAAATTCAGAATGATTTTACAAGGTAATGATCATACTGGAACAGGTATAAAGTTAAACCGTTTTGAAATTCAATTCTTTAACTAATGAGTTGTACAACTGGAATAGCTGCTGCAATAACTTCTAACTGTACCACCCAAATGGGTGGTGGGTTAGAGGTTACTGCGTGGGCGTGGAATCGTACAGAAATGACGCTCACATACGATGGTACTACTCTTAACAAGATTACTAATATTGCCGCTGTTGGGGCTGCTAAAATTTATAAGATTTTAGGCGTAAAAAACCTTTTTGACGGTGGTCATGATCGGGTAATTGCAGATAATCGGGCAGATACTTTTAAGCATGTAATTTCTTTAGAGTTTTTTGAAAAACTTGCTGCTAATATATTTGCTCAGGATGCAATTTCTGATGTGGTAATCTGTGTTGAGCTAAAGGATAAAGGAACTGGAGGGGATGGAACATTCTTTGTATATGGTTGCGGACATGGTTTATACCCTGCATCTGATACGAGAAGGTATAAGACTTCTCAAGGTTCTCGAATTGTTTCTTTAGAATCATTAGCAGGACAAGAAGAGAAATATTCTTCATACGTTCTTTTGAAAACTGACTACGCAGCTACATTGGCATTACTTGAAGGTCTTGATTAATGTATGTTGAAAAGGTAAAATATCTTTTGAGCCGAAACGTGGAGGATATTATCGCCTCCACGGATTCGCTCGATTTGATCAGATGCTATTCAAATCTTTATCTAAACGGTCAGCAATGTAGGTATTGTGCAGCATCACAAAGATCATACTATCAAGAATTAGTAAAAACAGGATTACAAAAAGCAAAAGAAATGGACGAAGCAAAAAATAGGACATGTGTTCCAAACTGGGGAAAAGGATGCACAAATAACAACGGGTTAAAATGTATTAGACAGGATGGTAATGCTTTCTACTCAAGCCTCTATATAACAGATGCGCAAGCATTAAGTCTATTAAATAGAGGCTTACTGAGCGAATCAGATTTTGATGTACTACCAGAAGGATATGAAAAACCTTTAGAAAAACTCCCTGAAACTCCAGAACCAAAAAAGAAAGTAAGAAAAACAACTCCAAAAGAGTAAACCATGCGACTACTCAACAGGGAGGTTGACGATCGACAAGAAACCAAACTCGATAAATCAATTGCTTGCAAGGATTCATTAGGAATAATGACCTTTGGTAAGCAAAATGACTACCCATATCTTATCGAAAAGCTAATAAATGGCTCGATAACAGCAAAAGCATCAGCAAGTATTTACGCAAAATTCTTAACAGGTAATGGGTTTAACGATATAGTTAACAAAGTAGTCATAGGTTATGACGAGCGAAACAAGCCAGTTACAGTTTTAGGAATGCTTAAAAAAGTGGCTATGTCAATGGCTTACCATCAAGGGGTTTTTATCCACTGCAACGAAAATTTAGATCGAAAAATTGTCAACCTTTCGCTTGTACCCTTTAAGTATTGTCGATTTACAAAGACTGATGATTCGGGTTATACCGCCAAAATAGCGGTTTACGACAACTGGGACAAGCACAAGCGTTTTGAGAAAGAAAAAGCAAAAGAGTATAACGTTTTTAATCTTGAAGAAACCGCTTTTAACTCCCAAATTGCAGCTATTGAAGGAGATGTTGATAATAAAGTAAAGGCATTTAAAGGTCAGATTTTCTTCTGCTTTTTAGATAATCAATATCTTTACCCATTAAGCCCTTTTGATGCTTGCTACTTAGACTGTGATACTGAGAATCA